TCCGTCTTCGATATGCCCGCCAGGAAAGCACCACTCGCCCGGATGGTCGCCACCGGGGCCGCGCTTCAGAAATAGCGCCTGCTTCTCCGGGGTAACGAATAGAATGCCAGCTCCGTTGATCATTTCGATATGGCCTCATAAGCTTTGATTGCGGCCTGATATCGAGCGCGGGCACCGGACAAGTCTTTGCCGGTTTCGCGGGCCAAGTGGTATTCCTTCTCGGCTCGCTCCATCGCGTCCCATAAGTCCTCTTCGCTGTCATTGCGCATGAGGTCGCTGGACTGAATGGCGGCATCGCACCGCTTCACGAGTGCGTCACAGGCGCTGACAAGGCCGTCTAGGCGGTCATGCCAGGACGCGTTATCATCGCCGCGAGCCTTGCTATATGCGATGGCAGCCGCTTGTTTTGGGTCTTTGCCGCTGCGGATTTCAGTCGCAATGTTCCGCGACACGACAGCCTGAAACTTGCCATTTTCGAGCGGCATGATATGATCCTGGGGTTTCAAAATTCAGGGTATTGCTATGACTGACGACGAACGAAAGCTTCTGTTGCTAACCGCAAAATTCATGGTTAGCCCGATTGGCACGGCCAATACTCGATTGGATGACATTGCCGATTTGGTTAATAAGATCGACACCAAGGCGTCCCCCAATCCGCCCAAGTTCCCCATCGGCAGCCGGGTGTCTGTCGTGCGAGTTCACCCTGCATCGGAATTGTTTCATAGCGGGAGCTTCGGAACTGTAGCGATGACCCATGGCGACGCTGTCTTCGTCCGATTCGATGGAGGTACGAATGTCTGGTGTTCCCCGGACAACCTCACCGCCGTCAAGGTCGAGGAGGATGCTTTATATCAAGGACGCATCTTGATGGCGTGGCATCAACGCAACCCAATCGGCATGGTGTGCGAGACTATCTCATTTGATATCGGCGCATCATTCGGCACTCGCCTAGACGCATACGGCGCTGACCTGGGCATCATCCGGCGCGGGACTGAAGGGGCGAAGAAATGATCTCCCTCATCTTCGCAATCGTGGCCGCACTTCTGATTTTCAGCCTGTTGCGGAAATTCATCGTTCCGGCAGTCATACTGCTAGCCGTCATTTTCTGCGTTGCGCAGATCGAGGATCACGCGACGACAGATGCACAAATGGAGGCGTCTCCATGACCGAACACGACGCTCACGAGTGGGTTGAGCTGACCAACGAAGAAATCTTGGACAACATCCGGCGCAAACTGTCTGATCCAGAAGCCAAATGGGTTAGGCTCGAATCCAACATGAAAAAGGCTTTTCAAGACGCCCAATTGAAACACTGGGAAACCCGCATTGCTCCGCCAGGGTTTGGACTTCTTAACGAGGATAATGACGAATGACCATTGACAGATTCCGTCCGCTTCCGAGGTTCCTAAACTTCGTATGGCGTCTTTTCCCGTCACTCCCTCGAGTACGGTGGGGCAGCGGTCCATGGACTTATTATTGGATTATCAAAATCCGGGTATGACGCCCCTGCTCAAACAGCGACACCCGATCAGTGTACCGGGCCAGCACCTTACCCCGGTATCATTTCTCCGGCGATGAAACAGACGATCAGGCCTGAAGCATTTCCGGCTCAGGAAACGGCCAATTCGGGAACTTGCTGGCTTCGGACTTGGGCCGACCAGCGAGCGCCCGAATGTTTCCCTTGCGGTCCATCACGGCGCAGTATTCGTAATCTTCAATCGCCAGCGAGACTAGACCGCCAGAGTTGCGCACGTTCATCGTGATCTGCGCAAGGCTGCCCTTATCTTCGAACGGCTCGGTGAAGTCCATGACAACGGAACGGATGGGGATTATGCGGCTCATTTCGTGCGTCCTTACTTGTCTTTCTTACCTAAATTCTTGATGTCTAACCAGAAAAGGGGTCTTAATGCTTTTTCGCAAGTCATTCTTCGTGCCCATAAGAAACCCTGACCCGGATAGGCTCCCCAGGGTTCTTTGGTGCTCTGACCCCTAAAACCTTCATCTTCGCATTTCTGGGGAGAAGAATCTCATCTTCAGATGGATTCCGCGTCACCATCCCAACATCCATACCCTTGCTTCCCGGCATAGCTTCAATAACAAGCATAACGCCGCCGATTGCCGTAGCTTGAGCGGTAAATGTCGATTTCGAAGTTGACGAAAATGCTAAATCAGAGATCGTATCCCCAACTTTAATCTCTCCACCGGGGAAAAGTTTTTTAGCTGCGTCCTTCGACATGCCCCGGTAAAGTGTTTTTTTCTCGGAAATGGGTGGAGACTTATCTATAGCGGAATCTATAGCCTTAACCATCTTGTCAGGTTGACTTCCACTTCTTAGGCTGCTGTTTATCTTTAGAAATCCGTCCCCGGTGTACATTTCTACATATGTTTTCTCTGATTGCGTCAGATTGCCTTTTTTCGCTCCGCCTCCAGACCCAAATTTCCCATCTTCAGCACGGGGATGGTCGGCCTCATTCCACTCTGAATCCCGTCGATACGTTGTATCGAGCGCATCCAGGCGGCGAATGATGATCTCCAGTTTACGCAAGATGAGGAGAAGCTTGTTTGTGTCCATATTTATGATGCCTTCGCTTTGCCAAGCGCCTCGCGGCCTTTTACGGTCAGCATTCCTTCTGGCAGGGAGCGTAGGTTATACAGCCATTTGGCATAACAGCGACAGTAAACCTCTTCCCCCACAGCCGTGATGTCATCGTAGTAGCCATCCGGCCCCACTTTGACTAAGCCCTTTTCCTGCGCCCAATTACCCTTGAGCATATAGACCTTGCCGTCACGTTCCTTGTGGTCCTTGCGGTAATTGTATCCCGCCTGCCGATAATGGCTTTTCCACATGACCGCGATTGCGTTGTTATCCTTCGCCACGATCTCGGACAGCGAGGCAACCATCTTATGGCCCTGGTCGATAGCCACGCGGCGTTCCTCATAGGGAAGCTGCTTCAGTGGCTTGGCAATCTCAGCCTTGATCTTGCGCTTGTCGATAGCCTCGGATCCGCCTTTAGGGACGGAAGACATCCACCCCGTCATGCGGCGCAGGGTCCGACTGATGGCCTCGTCACGGTTGAGCTTGATTAGGCCCGCATTGGCGACGATACGGCGCTCCAGTTCGGCGTGAAGCTTTCCGTTAACCCGCGTGAGGTCGAACTTCGTAACGCCTGTATGATGCCTTAGAATGCCGCCCTGGCCTATCTGCTGTTTGAAGATGCCGTCAAGGTGACGCCGGATTATCTCATCAGCACCCTTGATGCTTCCGGCCTCGGCTTCAGCGGCACGGCGAAGCCTGATCTGCCATTGCTCCATGCGGGCCGCGCTATCGAAGCCCTTGTCGGAGAAAACCGAAATCGCCTCGGTCAGAACGTCATAAACGCTTTCCGTCGCCATTCCGGTTGATCCTTAAAGTTCTTCGGCCCTCGGTTCTTCCGACTGGTCAGGCGGCTCTGGCGGCACGTATTCCGTCAGAGCATCCATATCGATCATCAGCGGCGTCGGGAACAGGATTTTCTGTTCGTTAAACGTCGCCGCCAGCCACGAAACGAGATTGGCCTTATTCTCTGGGTCCAGCATCGGAGCAAGCGCCTCAACCGCTGAGATAGCGGCCTTGAGCTTGGTGTCCTCAACCTTGATCTGTTCGCTTTCCGGCTCGGTCAGCAAAGACGGCCATTCGGCAGAGAAAGCGTTAGACCAGCGGTAGAACGCCTCTTGATAATCCATTCCCTGGTACTCGGGAATGTCATTTTGGATTGTCTGATAAAAATCAGGGTTCCAGGCTCGGTGCATGACGATCTTGTCAAACCACGCATAGACCGGGGCCATCTCCTCGCGCATGCCGTCGATATAGTGCGCGATGTTCTTGGCGTCTTCCGTGCCCTCGCCAAAGCCAGAGGTCAGGGTTTCATTCTCGATAAACATGGCGGGCATGTCGGCAGCCGTCGCCACGTTCTTGAGAATATTCGTCCGCACCAGGGCGTAGGGGCCATCAAGGTTCTGAAGGTTGAGGCTTTGGACGTCCTCATCTTTACCAATTCCGATGACGTTGCCGGTTTGGGCGTCTTTGACCACTTCGCGCTTGCGGGCAAAGATACTGGTCATCGTCTTATCGATGATGCTGCCAGGCTGCTCCATTTTGGCGACGAGAACGCCAACCTTGCGGACCACTAGATCATCGGTGATCAGCGTCTGTAGGAACGACTTCAGCGGGAACAGGCAACGCTGATAGACGGAGCGACCAACGTAGCCATAAGCCGTTGTGGTGTATCCGATATAGATCGGCTGTTCATTCATTAAAACGACGGTGCGAGACTTGTGGTAAGTCTGCGGGCCAACTCGAATGTCGCCATGCTTCTGAAAGTCGATAGCGTTCGGGTTTTGGTTCAAGACCAAAGAGCCCGCCGTATTCAGGGGATCGAAGGCATTGAAGCCGATCTTGCTCTTATACAGGCTATCAAATTTCAGAGGCGTGGATGCGTCCTCTTCTTCGGACACTAGGGCGATAGAAGCCACGCCATAGATGCGGGAAAGCTTCTTGACGTTCAGGATATGCTTGTCGGCCCCAATGGCGTCCCATTCTGCCTCAAAAGCCTTCTTGATGCGGTCTTCTGGGCTTCCGGGGATGGCGATATCGCGCTTTTGGCTCTGCGCAAGCTTAATCGGGCTTTCCGCAATCTTCGCGCCAAGGGGATGATACTCATAGATCGTCTTGGCCGTCTGATAGCTCAACTCATAGCCAGGAACCAAGTCCTCGCACATCATAAGCTGCTGGAGCTGGGTTCCCATGCCAGAGCCATTGATACTCACTTCAGCCATGGGACTAGTATCCTGCGTTATTTCCCAGCGAAATCGCTATGGCATAGGTGAATGTGTCGAGAAGATCATCTGCCCTCTTGGCCGCGTCCTTGTCGCCAATGCGGAAGGATAGAACCTGCGAGAGGAGATGGTTTTTCGTGGTCCCCTTGAATGCCGTCATCTTATCGAACGCATAGTCGGAAAACTTAACCATGTCGCGGTGGACATAGCCAGACACCGATATGGCCCGCTCGTCCTTGCCGACAGAAGTGAGCTTGCTTTCAATCGCATGCGCGGGCCAGCTTCTACGCTTGGCCTGCTGGATCAGGATTTGGCCGCTGGCGGCATCTTCGATCCATGCGCCAAGGCTGCCCTGGCGAGCGCGGCACGTAACGGCCAACTCCTCCAGACGGGCGAACACAGACGGTAGCCATGTTTCGAGCATGGCCCCTTCGATCTGGACTAGATCATAGTCCAGGATCACAAGTGGCAGGCCAAAGCTGCGCGACACAGCGCAATAGATCACGCCGGTTCCATCGTTGTCCTTGCCGCTCTTAACCGCCGTGTCCAAGACGGCAAACACGCCATCGCAGACAGGCGGATATGGAACAGCTAGGCCATTGACCAGAAGCTTCTCTCGGGCGAAGAATGCCGAGCCAGACCAGTCAACGAACTCAGCGAGGAATTCCTGCTGGTAGACAAGCGGGGGATATTTGTTCTGAAGATCAGCAACCCCTTCGGGGTCGAGCGTCGGGTTGTTGGCGGTCGGAGCGTGGAACTCTGTCCAGCCAAGAGACTTGTCCGTGCAAGCCTGATAGAAGAAGCTTTCGTCTGAGATGCCTTTGGGCGTCCCGGCCATAATAGCCCGCCCGCGACGATCCAACAGCGTGGGGGCAATGGATTGTTCCCAGATGTCCCTAAGGCCAGCCTTGATAAGCCCAGCCTCATCGATGATCACTCGGTCATATGCGCGGGACCGGCCTGCGTCTTCATCGTTGAGCGTCCAGAACTCAATCTGACCGCCGTTCAATAGCGTGATCAGCCCGTCTGTCCGAGACGCACCCTCAACAGCCGGGCGAACCAGCTTCAGGATGCGCTTATAGGACGGAGACAGAAGCTTATAGTTAGGGGCAAACCATCCAACCGATAGGCCGTCTTTTAAGCCCCATTTCCCCGCCGCCTGCTCCAGCATTGTAGTCTTGCCAAACCGGCGTCCCGCGCGGATAACATCGCGTCCAGTAAGCCCTTTAGCAATGGATACCTGCGCAGAGTGAAACGGCTGGAACTCAACGCGACGGCTAGACAATTTCCGGCTCGTTGACGACGATGATTTTCATCGTATTGCCATCGTCTCCAGACTTGAGCATGTCTTTATTCAGGGCCAGAAGCTTCAGCCCAGGCTCGGCGGCTTCATTAGAAGCGCGGGTCATTGCGACAACCGATGCCAGGGCAACAGATTGTGTCCCAATGTCGTCGTTCACATTGATTTTTTCGGCGTGGAAATTAGCCGCAGTCGCCAGCTTTAGAGCGGTCTTGCTGCTAATTTCAACCGTGTCTACAAGGTTCATTGAGACGGCCAAAAGGCGCTCTGAAAGCGAACGGACGGCTACTTGTTCAAGAATAGGGAGACTTCTTACGACTGCCTCAGCCTCAAATAATTGATTTGCAACAGTTTTAAGAGTTTCTGACGTTTTTGTTGTTCGGCCAGAAATAGAAGCCGGAGATACGCCAAACTCTTTAGCCAAGCCCCTAACTGTTTCCCCCAAAGCGCGGCGTCGAGAAACCTCGACCCACTGCTTTTCGGTGAGATTAGATGGCCTAGCCATGGCGTGTTCCTTTGCATCTCTCCCTGTTGGTGCCGGTTACAGGTTTCGAACCCATCGCATCCAGTTTACAAAACTGGCGCTCTACCAAATGAGCTAAACCGGCTGAATTTGGAGGGGCGGCTTAAATTCCGCTTACGGTCCCTTCCGGGTGCCGCCCCTTACCCGATGGGCGTGGCCCATGGGTTGTCTGAATTCTGGCCGCTATCGGATAGCCGGAAAATACCGGACTAGGGCCAATAGCGGGGGCCGCGATGCGGCGTTGTAATCGTGCTCTGCGATGGCTGCATTTGACGTATGCAGCGACTGCCTCGATGAATGCGAGGTCAACGGCCTGCGGTACACGCGGCGAAGTCCGATGCAATCCGGCACCGGTTCGGCTCTGGCGGATGGTGGGGCCAGGATGAAAATTTGAAAGGCCGCTTGTTAGGCTGACACCCGACGACTACGGCACCTTGGGTGACGTGTCTAACCGCTTCATCCCGACGTTTCCTTGCAAGTCCTACCGGGCGATAGGCGGAGCACCCTAAACGAACAACGGATGGACTCGAACCATCGGCTTACGCTTTGTTCCCGGCGTTTTGGCCCTTAGCCATGAGGGAGCGCAGTTCTACCAACTGAACTACATTGTTCGAAGCTTACCGCGTTGCAAAGCGCGATCTCTTGGGAGCCTTGCGGCTCTTAATTACCCGCCGTTGCCGGCTGGTGCGTGGGGCAGCTGTTCCCACCTGTAAGGGCATCTAATTAGTCGCTCAACATCCCTCGGGCTGCCGAGCTATCGCCCATGGTCATTTGCCACAGACGGGTTAGGTATCGTTGGCCCGCGCTTCTCACTTCTGAGAAAGGCGCGGGATCTGCCAGCGAGAGAAAAACCCACATTCTGGCTATTCTGGGAATGTGTCAGGGCTGGCCTCGTTAGCCGATTAAGCGGAGGGATG